GACACAACCTGATTCCCCTGAATAAACAGTGGACAATAAACATTGTTCTAAAATCGTTTTCTAAATCTGTTTAGAAATGAAGTTAAACTGTTTGACCAGTATTGCCAGCCTGAGCCATAAATCCTCTTCCTGCTCTTTCCTGTCTTCCGGCTCTACCAATGTTTCTAAGTCCCTGTCTTGCAGGATTTAATGTTCTCAATTTTTGTTTCCATTTTGGCATTCGGTCAATAGCAGCAAGCCTTCTTGGGTCTGTGATGGTCTGACCTGCTACTTCTTGAGTTCTAGGAATAGTTACCTTCATAGTCTTGCTATTTCCAAGTATGCCTCTACTAACATTATACTTTGCATCATTGTAGATTTTGCTTAATGTGGTGAAAATTAAATCAGTATTTCCGCCAGTTAACTCCTGAATGAAATCCTGTCCTATTGTGTAGGTGTCTCCTGACATCCCTGAAGTTGCAGCCTTTGGATTTACTACTATCTTGAAAGCATTCAGACTTCCTGCTGGCTGTGTTTTCAGATAAGCATCTATTTCTTTCGTAAGAGTGTTCTTCTCGAATTCAGTTATCCTTTGTTGTGCGGCAGCAATATCCGCACCAAAATCTTGAGTAGTTGCTTTGAGAACTTCCTGCCAACCACTCATTGCTAATCCCCATATCATCTAAGTTAATTATGTTGTTGCCGCTTCATCCCTTTGTTGGGCGCATCTCTTGCAGTAAGTAGAACCAGTGTTTAATGAGGTTTCATGTCGGTTATATGGAGCGACTCCCCTTCCACACATGTCACATCTATGCTTACGATTCTGATGCCTAGCATATTTGTTCTTGTCCCTTCTCTTTGAATAGTCTGCTTGATTGGCTGCCTTATCCTTTTCACGATTTTTTCTCCAAACATCTTCCAATCTAGAAATCTTCAGAATGTCAAACCAACCCATCTACTCACTTCCTGCATCGTAATTTGCTTCAGCCCATGCTGCCGAATGACCTGCCTGATTGAAAACCTCATCATAAAGTTCATCCATCGTTTTCAAAAACTGCTCCTTTGATTCAGTAAGAAGTTGTTTATTTCTTGGATGGTTTTGGTCATATCTGTAATTATCTATAACGAACTTGCCCTCTCTGCTTATGAAGGCTTTTGCAGCACTCTTGAACTTTCTATTCTCGAACCAATCCTTCAAGGCATCTAATCTCTCGCCTTTCTGAAGTTCTGCTTCCCAACTCATGCAGTTGCCTCCTCATAAAATCGCTTCTTGCACAAAGCACAGATTCCCTTTCCTTCAGGGTCTAAATCCCCTCGCATGAAATTAGTAGAGCCACATCTTGCACATGCAGTCTGTTCAGGTTGTTGAGGCTGTGTAGTTCCACCTTGCACTCTCTCTTGCATTCTTCGTTGCTGTTCCAACGGATTCAACTTTAGCACATCGAACCAACTCATCTTAATCACCTGTTTTCGCTCACAGAAGTAATTTCGCAAGTGACTGTAAATTCGTTACCTTCACCATCATTGAACTCTTGTGAAAACTGCTTTCCTACCATTTCTTTCAATACATCTTCAGCAAGACCGTGTAATCTCCTTTCATCAATGTCAATGTCATCAATGTCAATGTATTCACCATCATTTTGTGTCGTGACTTCAGCACTTACATGAAACAGATACTCCTCACCACTAAACTTCAATATTTTTTCCCAACTCATATTTCTCACGAAGTCCTTCTTTCCGGCAATGGTTGAATACTCTGAATGTCAAAACTAAGTCTGTCCTCTAGTTGTGTTGCTGCTTCTACAAATTCCTTTTCATCCGAATCTTTCATCTCAGCCGCTACTTCTGTCAAATCCATTTTAGCCTCAAAGTTTTGACGCGCAAAATCGCTATCATTCAATTTAGCACTAATAGTATCGTATATTAATTCAGCCAAATATGACCGACTAATTTTAGAACTATCTCCCCATCTTGCAAATTCTTCAATAGTGTCCTCTATACCACCTATTGACACATCCAAATGAAAAGTGTATGTCAAGTCATGCAGTTTATTATTACCACTAGCACCAAATACAGATGACCCATAGTTAATCGGCTTTTTTATTATTTCTTCCCAACTCATCTCAATTCCTCTCATGCAGATACTCTTCATACTTCGCTAGTATTTCTTGAAAGTCTCGCCTGACATCATGAAAGATGTTTGCAGGTGATTCTTTCAAAATGTCTACTAATTTATCCACATCTTTTCTTAGTTCTTTATTGATATACTCTACTCTAGCATCTCTTTGTCCACCCATCAATTCTGCTATACTTGGAACTTTTTTTCCAGCATCTTCAGTCGGGGGTGGAGGGTAATGAGTCCTATCATCACCATATTTGACTTCATCTTTCTTGTTTTTGACTACTTCTTGCCAACTCATAATCAATCACACCTCCATAGTTCTTCATCGGATATCAAGTCATACTCTGACGCTAACATCACATCCGAAACATCGGCATACGATAATACTTCTGAATAACCTAGAGTTTTCAAAAACGCAACTAACTGTTCTAAGTTCGTTTCTTCAATGGGCCTAAGTATTGCAATCTTAGGATAATGGGCCAATCTCTGATTTCTCCTAAGAACCATCTCTTTCAAAATGCCATTCTTCCTAAAATCCGGCTTAACATAGTTATTTCCTATGAAATACCAATTTCCCATATCAGCAAACGATGTGTGGGCCACTATTTCATCATCTATGAATTTGCCAATCACGAATAACTTCTCACAGACATGCTCAGGATATCCCTTTTCCACAGCAGTAAGAAAACCATCTCCCCACTTTTCCTGAACTTCGACTTCCCTTAGAAAACCTGAGAACCATTCCCCCTGTGAACCATTTTTAACGGGTAGCAATATATTGGTCTCCTTTACTTTTTCAAAAAATGGGCTGGAATTTTTTTGCCACTAGCGAATTTATTTTTTCCTGTTTGTTTCTATTCCCAAGATAAGAAAAGCGCGGCTGTTTGTTTTTAATTCTGTATTTGTTATCTGTTAGTGAACCGCTTTTTTTCACATTTGTTTTGGGTTTGTTATTTCCTTTTGGAATAAAATTGACCTGCACAACATCCAGCATAGCAAACTACCCGATTATGTGTCAGTAAATGAATATAACTTCAGAGATTAAAAATTAACAACAAAAAAAATTTTGGCATATGGTTGGAATTTTACGGAGTTTATATACTCTCAGTGCAGCGAATTTTTCCAGTTTAGCATTCTTACACCCATATGGTGGTATAACTTTGTATAGCGTAGCGATACTACCTCAAAAACTGAGGAGTCAGAACAGGGACAGTTGTTGCATAATAGTTGCATTCATATCCGATTCATTGCGTAGAGTATATTCCGGCTTCATCTACGACTGATAACGCTGTGCGAACAAGTCATGTCGAACAACTGTTTGTTCATCATCCCCAATTATTCCCTTAAGGGGTGGAGTAGGTCGAGGCTTTTATCCAACGGCTCTCATCGTTTCGATATGGAAGACAACGGGCATGATTGTTGTCTTGATGATTGGAATTGGTTTGGACTACCCCAAATGTGTAGTCTCGCCTCGTTATGTAAATCACTCTTCTTCCGAAGAGGCTTTGTCTCTTGCTTCTTTCAGCATCTCAATGACTGAGGGCTTGCATTCTGATGAGTGTTTTGCAACTACATCGAATTGGCAAGAGATGATTGGGTCATGTGTTGGTTTATCAAACATCTCTGAGTAGAATATACTCTCAAAGATAGCCTGAATCCTGCCCATCAGTGGTGTAGGTAATTCAACCAAGTTAAACTCAATAGTATCTGCCTTCTGAGTCTTCTCTGTTGTCCATTCTGCCTTGAAGGTTAAAGTGCATACAGAACCATAGGCAGTGAAATCAACAAACAACTTCACTCTTGGTTCTCCTACATCATTCTCTGATAGAATGTGAAACTTCTGAGAATAAGAACCTAGATGATAAGGCACATCCGTCAATAGAATAGTAGAACCTCTCCATGTCGGCTCTACTTCTGTAACAGTAGTCTCTTCATGAACAGTAGGGTCATCATTTACTTCGACTCCTTGCGCTTGAAGTTGGTGTATAACTGCCTCGGCATCACTTCGATAATTGAAATCCAAGTCCACATACTTTCTACTATCTGCAATATACATTTCTACTGAGTAGGTTGTTTTGGTATCTTCAACAGTAGTGGTTTCATAGGATGGTATCTCTGAATCCCAACTATCGAGGTTGATTAGGTTGTGCTTGAACATCTCAAGGTTAAGTAATTCCTTTTCAGTGTGCAAGAACCCAAATGGATATGATATCTCTACTGTTCTAACATGTCTCTGACTCATTCGCAACAACTCCCAAACATTCTGTTATCATAGGCGAACATACTTGGCCCTTCATTATCATCAGCGTATTCATCACTAGCAAATCCGTCTACAATCAACAGATATGCTCTATCTATGACCTTTTGGCAATCTTCACATAGCCAATCGTAGTCTTTTCCCGTTAGATACTTCATTGTGTGAAACCCCCTTCATGAAATACGGTCTTGATTGACTCAAGTGCCGCTTGTAGTTGTGCAACGACATCCGCTAAGTCATCATCACGCACTTTCAGCGACTTGAGAATAAGAACATGCTCAGAACCTTGCTTTGCATGTCCAATCTCGACACTATACTGATATTGTTTTTCTAAATTGGTTATTGCTTCCATAACTACTAGATTTTCTCTCGGTATATGAGGTAAGGCCGTCTACGACTACAAAGTTTCCTTACCATATGGTTGCGGAACGAAGTGAGGAACGGAGCAACCTCAGTTGCCCCTAATTACCTCATCAAGAAATTTTGTGATAGCCTGAAAACCATGCTTCTCAGTATCGCACCTCAAACAGATTGTAGAGGATTTACTAACCCACAGCCTTTCATCCCCACATTCACAATTCCATGTGATTCTCATTTCTTCAAAAACTAAATCGCTACCTTCTCTTCCTGATTGGCTGTTCATAACTTAATGGGATGTCATCAGTATATCATGGGGTTTAGCAAAGCAACACCATATGGTAACAGACTTTGTTATAGGTTGCCCCGAAGGGCGTTAGAAATCCTGAATAATAATACCATCATCAAAATCAATAACTTGCGTATAGTCTGAAAGGTCTTCAGAGTCGTTGAAGTCCCTATTGTATGCCTCGCTTATCTCTTGAAGGTCTTTGTATTGCGAAAACTCGCAGCATATCGCAATAACATCAAGTTCAATCTGCTCGCCTATATCATCTTCAAGTTGAATGAAATAGTCATAAAGTGCTTGAAGTCCTGAACGGGTGAAATTGTCCGGCCTTATCTTCATGAATGCATCAATGAACTGCCACTCGTTAACGGTCTCAATCATTTCAAACATCTCCGAGTAGATGACTCCCTCAACTTCTTCATGTATTCTCGCCATTCTCTTTCGCGGATAGCGTTTGCGACCACATCCGCCTTATCTCTTGGTTTTAGGTGTGCGTTTCTCTTTCTCCAACTTGTTCCCATATACTAGATAATTAACATCGGTATATGATGGGGTGTCAACAAAAGTCCCACCATATGGTAGCCTAACTTTGTCCAAGGATACCTCATAAACCGATGAGGGTCGGGGGATTAACCATAATGTATTGCTCGCGAGTCAATAAAGTGCGTTAATCCCCCTATAATCAAGCATCCATCAAAGAGGCTTCTCGCTGAATTATTCTTTTGACCTGCCCATTCTACTTAGTCAAGATGCTGTGAGGGTGATGTGTTCGTAGAGGTGCGGGAACAACCGTCTTAGTTGCCCCCCTTTACAGACTTCACATATCCGTCTGCAAGTTTGCTCAATACCGTAGCATCAAGCATAGTTGAGTTGTCGCCCCAAGATGTAAGTGGGACTCCGTTCTCATCCTTTCTTCCACTGAAAGTGGTGTGATGGTTGAAGGCATCATTTCGTAGGGTCAGAGTAGTATACTCATCGCCAACTTCAACAGATACCATCTCTGCATACTCTGCCTGTGCATCCTCGCTCAGAGCCTGTATGCCCGATTTCCTGTTACCTGACCTTCGACCATTTAGTGGTGAATCGTCAAACTTCGCTAGAACATCCTTGATAGTGCGTGATAGACGCATCTGTTCTCTAGGGTTCTTGCTTCCTTGCTCAATGAATCCAACGACCATAGTAGCCGTGAAGTCATCAACGCTTCCTGTTTCTGTGTATTCCAATACCGTTCCGGTAAATTCATTCCATGTTTCCATTGCCATATTTCTCTCTCCAATTAGTTAGTTATTCGCACCTCTACGAACAACTTAGTCAAAATTGCTCGGTATTTAATGAGGTAGCAGAGACAAAGTCGCTACCATATGGTTGCAATAATGGCCGAAGGCCAGCAACCTTAACTGGTTGCCGACTCATCGTTTTTGTGTCGTTCTCTGTCTTCGCAGAAGAAGCAGGTTTGGTGGAACTGGTCGAGTTTGGTTTTTCCATCGTGAGCGATGTGACCAGTCGTTGGGGTGAAGTTGCAGATTAGAGGCTCGCCTCTGTCTGCTTTTTCGTGTGCCAATTTGTTCATGAAGTAAAACTGATTTTCAGTTATCGGCAAATTAGGATGACCACCATTTCCAAGAGCGCATTGCGCCCAGTGGTTATCCATCAACGGATAAATATTCACAAGGTAGTCATGGAGTGCTTGAAGACTCCATTGGGGCAGGTTTCTGATATATCTAGGGGAGTAAATCACCTTCTTCTTCATACCTATACTATTTTCCCTCAGTATATTATAGGGGTGAATTAATAGCAAAGCCACACCATATGGTGTGACACTTTGTAGCGTAGCGCACACCCCGAAGGGTGGCATTATCAATCAAAGTATGTAGTATATGCCTTGATATCGTATTCACGATAGCCTTCTGCTCCACAGATGCAACAAGTGACTCTGAAAGTTATATGTGTTCCATCACCATAACACTCAACTTCTTGATGTTTAATATCATGATGGTCGCATTCCGGTTCATGGTCTAATTCCGGTTGAGGTAGGGATACCATGTGATTCTCTATCCTATCCAAGATTCTCACCTTCCCATCCACAGTCTTCACACCATGCATCTTGAATCAATCCCAAGTATGCACCTGTGATTATCACTTCTTTCTTACATCCTTCACATTCCATATCGTATTCCATCATTCATCACTCCACATTTCTCTATCACCATTAATATACCAAATCAACTCTTGAATAAATCTTGAAGATAACGAACCCATGCAATCTCCTTGCGAGTCATTTTTCCAATCTTCTACTCCCTCTTTCTTAGCGAGTTGCATTCTTATGTCTATTAGTGTATCAATCAAATCGTCTTTATTCATTCTTCTTCGCCTCCCCACTTTCTTTTCTCGTAATCTGTTCTGTTTTTATCACTGCACTCCAAGCATTCATACCCTTCATTGATGAGCATAAACTCGCCGTAGTCTCCAACCCATCCGCAGGTGAAGCATTTTCTGTCGTCAGAATTCATTCTTCTTCACCTCTTGCTTGCATCTTTCTCTCGAAATCACTAAATTTCATCTCGTTCAGTCTGACTAACCAATTCTTGTATTCACTGTTAAACTTCCTCTTGTCGTAGGTCGTCACATTACAATACCAATCAGCCTCTTTCAGCCTTTCACAAAACTCAAGAGTCATAGTTTCATAGAAATCTTCCTTGTTGTATATGGGGTTAACAAAATTACACAACAGCATCCTACGCCTAAACTCCTCAACAGTCATTTTCTCCCATACTCCAAATCCAGCACCTGCGTTCTGTGCTAATAGACCAAATCCTAATCCATTAACCAACTGTATCTCTGTTTCATGAAAGCCCTTCTCTTTTCCATCTACTATTCCAACTATTAGTGGCATGTCTTCCGTAAAACATCTCGGTATATGAGGTCAGTAGTGTCTACGACACACACAAAAGTTGACTGACCATATGGTTGTAAAGTCAGAGATAAGAATGAACAGTTATTTTTGGCATGTTTCTATGGGTGGTCAGGCTTTTATATACCGAGGATTCCAAAGACTGGTATCTAAGATGAAGTAGATTTCCTAAGAAGAACACTTCATTTACGCAACAGATTCCATACCCGCTTTAATCCGACAACTGCTAATTGTCCTTAATTATAGATACCGGAATTTGTTAACAGTAGTAAGAGTCAATCTCGACTCTCCTATATGTATAATATATGACATATGTATTATGGATATCTAATGACATATATTCATAGTTCATATCGTAGTCTGATTACAGGTTTACCTAATATTCTCATATATTCTCAATATTCTCATTGAGTGATAAAAAAGAAATGTGCGAAATTAGGCTGTAATTAATGATTTTAATTAATATTCTCATATTATCATTATTATCATACCTACTACTACTACTCTATGTTACATATTCTCCTCCTCTCTCTCCTTGAGGGTAGTGATAAAATTGAGAAAATGAGAAAATTGGCAAAAAACGCAACACTGCGTTGAAGTTGTATTTTCTCATAGTGTGATAAAATAATGATAATAAGATTCAAGCCGTGTGAACGGTTCGTAAATACGGGTGATTAACGATGACAGATGAAGAAAGAAAACAAGGTTGGGGCGGAAAGCCACAAGAGAACCAAACGCAAAATAACATGACAGACTCACAGCGAAAGATTGCTGATGTTTGTGATGACATGAAGAATATGCTGCTTGGGAAGAATGAACAGTATGGTGATTCAGTTTTGAATCCAAAGAGGTTCTTCTCACATGCAGAACAAGACGAGCAAATCAAAGTCAGAATTGATGACAAGTTGAATAGACTTGTTCACGGTAATGACTCACTAGAATCAGATGATGATATCATCATGGACTTGATTGGATATCTGACTCTACTCCTAGTTTACAGGAGGAATAAGTAAACATAACACTCCTATGTCACTCAGAGAACCTATGGAATTCTTAGCGGGGTTTCGGTGAGTGATGGAGAATCGGGGGTTTACCAAATAATAAGGAATTGAAGATACTAGAGTTTTATCAGATTTCGAGAACGCTGAACTTAGCAGTAAGGCAAGTATTGGATGAAAATGTGTTCGACTGCTTTAGGAACAAGTAGTTGGCTGTCCGGTATAAAAAATACAGCAGGATAATGCAGATATGTGAAATAAAATTGGTCGAGTTTTCTCTGACTTGGCTGTTCCCTAACTCGTAGGAATGGGCATAGAACCTATACCTTCCCCCCTTCAATATAATTCAAATGAGATGATAAATATGCCATACAAACACTGCCTGAAAATAATGGAAGATGGACATAGATGCAATGCGCAATTCTTTGTTCCAACTAACCTTCACCCTCTGAAATTCTGCCCTGAGCATGAAAATCCAAAGGGTAGAAATCTTAGAAAGAGACATGCAGAAACAGAGCGTTTGCATGACTTCGTAGTTGAGTTACAAACTACTATTCCAAAAATGAAAGAAACATTGAGAACTCTCCAATTAGAGAATAGTAAGATGCTCACTAGAATAGATGACTTAGAAGTTCTACTGAATGAGGAAACAGCAGTCAAGACTATCAATAAGGCTAAGACTGATTTGGAGTCTCTGAAGGAAGAACTGAAAACTAATAAAGAGCAAATAGACACCTATTTTGAAAGCATGATAATGGATATCAGAAAGGTGGAAAAGGAGAATGCAATCGGTGAATCCGATTTTGCTAAACTCCAAAGACAAATAACAACTCTTGGCAATCGTGTCAGGAAGTTACAAGAGTAGTTAATACTCAACAGTCGGTTTACTGTGATAAAAAATGCAAACAATTTCACTTAACAGTAGTTGTAAATGATTCTCTCTCCGCAACGCATTTTTCCGACATCACACTCACAACATATCAGACGGGAGAATACGGTAAAGTCATAAAAATCACCCGTTCCATTGTAGCCGTATACATAATTGGTGTTTCTGATATAAGTAAGAGCAGAGTTTTATTGTGAATAAAAAAGGTCGAAGTTTTTTGGTTATTTCTGTGGTCGAACATTGGTGACAATACAATGTTTTATCTTAGCAATGTAGGCTGTGGTGGCCTTGACCTTTCTCTGCTAACCAATAAGGTGATTAAAATGAAAATAATAAGAATAGAAAGAACGAATGTATGTAGTGTTTGCAACGGAACAGGAACGGCAGTTTCATTTACCGATTGTGGTGAGAAAGAACCTGTCCCTTGTCTGTGCTTGTGCGAGCAAGAGTATGACGAGTGGTTGGCACTACATGGAATTGAAGAAGAATGAAGGGGTATATCAGATTCACAAATGGCATAGTAGCCATTGAGGAAATCCAAGCATTTACTTGGAGACCTTTGAGTGAAGATGACCCCTTAATGGATAAATTCAGAAACAAAGAACATGCTCATCTTGACAAGTTCTTTAGTATACTGATTTTCCTAAGTAGTGGTCAGAAGTTTATGACTGCTACAACACAAAACAACTTGAATGACATGATTGATAGATTTAAGTTTAGAAATAAAGGTGAAGCATATGAATATGGTAATGAATATAATGAAGAGGAAATCTGATGATTATCCTTACTGCATAGATATTGGTTATTGGGGTCTGAAAGGACTACCCCATGACATAGATGAACTAGTATACTACTGTGGTAGGGTTGACCTTCAGAACATAATAGATGATGAACAAAGAATGTATAAAATGGAAAATCGCTTTAGAAGAACGAAGCGACTTGTTAATGCAAGCAAAAGAATTGGTATGTTTCTAATACAGGCATACCTGACAATGATTCCCAAAGATGAATTTCAAGGGAGGTATAGACAATGATAAGAATGATAATGAATGATATGAAGAAAGCAATACTCGGAAAGAGACCAAACATAATGGAAGATTATGAACATTGGACTAGGGTGTTTGGTCGTGCAGACTTTATTAAGTCTCAGAAGATGATTAAGCAAGCAGAAGAAGATGGATGGGAGTGGTAAATATGGATGTAGAATTTAGATTAGTGAATGACCCAACAATGCCACCGATAATCATGACGATGGATGAGAATGATATGCCGAAAGTTATCCTAAATGCAGAACATAGGATTTGGCTGTCACTACATCGTAAGACAATTGGTGGATGTGCGGAAGCACTCTTTGGTAAGATAAACGAACTGCTTACTGCTTTCCTAGCAGAGCAGAGAAGTTATGAGATGATGGATAGAACTGATGAACATGAGTAAAGAAGTTGGAAGATGTGCAAAATGTGGAAGGATGGGAATTCTTTGGAAGTCCTTTACTGGACAAGGTATCCTTTGCAAAGCGTGTTCCAAGAAACAATATGTAGGTGAATAAAAATGGAAACAGAATATATACAGGCAAAAAGAGAATTAGGAAATGGTAGATGGGATAAGAAACTGCGAGAAAACATGGTTTCTCTTTCAGTTGCTGATAACTATGATGAAGCAAAGCATGAATGGATTGCAACAGGAGAAGTTTGGTGGAGAGGCATTGGCACTCCTAGACCTGATTGGGCAAATGACCATCCTGACAAGTGCTTATGTGACCATCACATCGTATATCATTTCGAGATACATAACACTGAGAATGGTGCAAGAGAGTGTGTTGGTTCAGACCACATTAACTCTTACATGATTCTTAGGGCGATTGTTGAAGAAACTGGAATGGATGTTGGTGCAATTACTGAGGATATGATTCAGGAATGGATTGATGTTAGGGTTGCTTCTTTGATGAAGGATGCTTGGTGGAGAGCAAATGGTGAAGATTTCACACAGTTGTTTGATGAAGTCAAGGAGTTGGATTTGAGAATCAATGTTCGTAGGACAGGTAGATACATGTTCGATAAGACATTGGGTATCACTGTTCCACAGACTAAGATTCGTAAGAAGGGAAAGGGTGTTGTTGGCACTGAGGATTACGAGATGGCTTCTATCGTTTGGCGATGGAATCATCCTGACAATCCAAAGGCTCAGATTAACACGAAGGGTTTCCCTAATGAGAGACTACTGACTGATATGACTATCTTCAAGGCGTTGATTGAAAGACATAAGGAAACAGTTGCCGAAGAGGATGAGGTCATTGAGAGTAAGAGACTTCAGAATGAATCTTATCGAAAGCAAGCCGCTATCAGAAATAGTGTCCTTCGTGAGAAGAAGGAAAAGGAATTCAGGGAGTCGTGTGAATACCTAGACATCCCTGTGTTCACGATAGATATGGCATTCAATGATTGGGAAAAGAGATTCTTAACGGATGTTGAAGGTAGAATTCTAAGACGAAAAGAACTGTCTCCCCGCCAAGTTGATAAGATAAAATCCATCTATGAGCGTTATAATGATAAGCCAACAGAGCGTCAGGTGAATTACCTGCGGTCTTTGGGATATGAAGGTGACATTTCTACACTAACAAAAGGAAAAGTATCTTCACTAATTGACGAGATGAAGGAGGAAGAACAATGACAACAAAAAAGAAAACAGAAACGAAAAAGACCGAAAAGAAGGCAGACGAGAAGGATGCTCGTATTGAGGAACTTGAACAAATGCTTGTTCAGAACAATACGAACATTCAGACTCTAGTGAACACAGCAAACAACTACATTGCGCTGTGTCAACACTACGAGCAGACCATCAACATCTTGACTGGTCGAATTCAAGAACTGACAAGAAAGAATGAATAAAAATGGAGGAAAAAACATGAAATTGATAATTGCAAATGAAACAGGACATACAGAAATGGAAGTGAACTATGTGTCTGCCATCGAGCAGATAAATGACCACCCTACACATTGGGTGTTCATTGATGGGGATATGGTTCTAAGGGAGAATATCCCTGATGTCAATTGGGAAACCGTTGACGAAGTTCGCCTACAACAAGCAGTAGTTGGCGGATGCTAGAGTAACACGCAAAACAAGTCTTAGCAGTAGTTAGATTGACTGCCTAGTGGGTGCAAAGCCCACTTCAAATCTAAGGAGATGAGAATATGGAAATACAACAAGAAATACTATCAGATATCACTGTGCATATGAAATACGCCAAGTGGAAAGAAGCAGAGCAGCGAAAGGAAACTTGGGAAGAGATATGTAACAGAAATAAACAAATGCACCTTGATTCCATTAAGAAGAGCGACTTAGACAAAAAGCATAAGGAAATTCTAAGCAATCAGATTCACAACACATATGATAATTATGTGATACCTAAGAAGATATTACCTTCTATGAGGTCAATGCAATTTGCAGGAAAGCCAATTGAACTATCACCTAACCGTGTTTACAATTGTGCTTACATGCCCATTGACCATTACCTGTCATTCTCAGAAGCAATGTTTCTATTGTTAGGAGGAACAGGTGTAGGCTACTCAGTCCAAAGACATCATGTGGACAAGTTGCCTGAGATTAGATTACCTAATCCAAAGAGAACTTACAGACATCTAGTTGCTGACTCGATTGAGGGTTGGGCTGATGCTGTGAAAGTGTTGTTTGAGTCTTACATTGGTAAGAGAGCAACAACAGTTAGATTCGATTATTCAGACATAAGGCCAAAGGGTAGTCCATTGAAGACTAGTGGTGGTAAAGCACCCGGCCCTCAACCTCTAAAGGAATGTCTAGTAAAGGTGGAGGGAATTCTCGCCAACAAGGACAATGGAGACAAACTAACTACATTAGAAGCACACGATATTGTATGTTATATTGCGGATGCAGTATTAGCAGGTGGTATTCGTAGAGCAGCACTAATCAGTTTATTCAGTGCTGATGACGATGACATGATAACATCGAAGTCAGGACACTTTTGGGAGAAGAATCCACAGAGAGCAAGAGCAAACAACTCAGTAGTTCTACTACGACACAGAATCAAGAGGGACTTCTTCAACAATCTATGGAAGAGAGTTCAAAATTCAGGTTCAGGAGAACCGGGATTCTACTTCACGAATGACAAGGATTGGGGAACTAATCCCTGTTGTGAGATTGCACTTCGACCATATCAGTTCTGTAACTTAACAGAAGTGAATGTGTCTGATGTGACTAATCAAGATGAATTGAATGCGAGAGTTGAACACGCTACTTTCTTGGGAACACTACAAGCATCTTACACCGACTTCCATTATTTGAGGGAAGTTTGGAAGAAAACTACACAGAAAGATGCCTTGCTTGGAGTATCCATGACAGGTATAGCGAGTGGAACTGTTCTCGATTTAGATATGGAGAAGGCTGCCGACATAGCAAGGGCTGCGAATACCCACTATGCAGTAGCATTGGGTATCAAGACAGCAGCGAGAATAACATGTGTGAAACCTGCTGGAACTACTAGTCTAGTTATGGGAACTTCATCAGGCATACATGCTTGGTGGTCTGAGTATTACATTAGGAGAATCAGAGTATTGAAGACAGAATCAATCTACAACTATCTGATAACTAAGTTCCCTGATTTAGTAGAGGATGACTATCACAACCCTAATCAGGCTATTATCTCCATACCTCAGAAGACTCCTGCTGGAACTTCCATTACAAGAGAAGAGTCAGCATTGGAGATGCTTGAGAGAGTTAAGAGAGTATCAGTTGATTGGGTTCTGACAGGACATAACAGAGGAGTCAATACTCACAATGTTTCAGCAACAGTTAACATTCGTGAAGATGAATGGGATGATGTTAGAAACTGGATGTGGAAGAATAGAGATTTCTATAATGGGTTATCTGTTCTACCATTTGATGGCGGTGTCTACAAACAAGCACCACATGAACCGATAAGCAAGAAACAATATGAGTCTATGTTGAAGTTACTTACTAGCATAGATTTAACAGAAGTGATTGAACTGGAAGACAACACCGATTTGCAAGGAGAACTTGCATGTGCTGGTGGGGTATGCGAAATATGAATAGGAAACAAATCCTAGCAATTGAAAATGAAGTCATATCTAGTATGACTAATAATGGAGCAAAGGAAAGAATATCAAGAATGTATAAGCAAACTAAAGATAATGGTAGAAAGATGTCATCTACCCAAATATTGAATGCTATTCAGTATTATATCCGAATGGGATATTCAAGTATCTCTAAGGATGAATTGTTTGACTTGTATAATTTGAAAATGTATAATAAAAGAAATGGTGATGAAAATGAAGATGAAAATTATATTACCCAATATCAGAAGTGACTACCAAGCAGGTGAGATGCACTCTTCTTTTTTGGTGAAGACCACAAATGATATGCTAAACAGTTGGGCAAGGACAAACCTAAATCATATGGGTGAAGTTATTTCTCGATGCAGAAGGACAGGAAATAGACACTATCACGATGAGTATTACTGGAATCAAATTGCTGACACAATGCATAGGCTTTTCATGCATCTAGGTAGAACAGAATATGCTAAGTCAAGTGAGATGACATACATCACCTTCCGATATAAGGATGGAGATGCGACAATCATTCTTAGGAAGGATGGTAACAAGTATATCTTGAATGGTGTAAAGAAGAATCAGAAAGATGTTGCTATGGCTCTTGCTAAGATAATTGCATTTGGAGCGCAGAACCGAAGTTGTAGATTAATGAATCAATATATGGAAAGGAACATTCTCTATTCGGCTAACATTCTTCATGCTTTAGAGAACCGAACACCATATTGGTTCTATGTGGATGGTAGAAAGACCAATGTTAAGATTAATACTAAGTTGATTGGTCAGGATGAAATAGCATTTGAGATATCTGAGAACATTTGGGCTTCGACTGATTTGAACAATGCTAACATATTCATTGATTGCTACAAGAATGGTGCTACTCGTTCTAAGAGATGGGCTAACATTAGTCCTTCTAACCTGTGGTATAATTTGTTTGAAACACATCCTACTGAAGCAGAAATGAGTATGATGACAGCATGGCTTCTACAAAATAGAACGGATGTCATCGTTGAGGAAAGAGCATTCGAGTTGCTTGAGAATATGGACAAGACATATGATGAGATTTCTCTTGTGAATGTTAAAAACCCTGTTTTCTCCCCTAATGAATTGAAAGGGCTATCAGAAAAGTATGATTTTGGTCTTCTTGTTCATGGGAGTCTCGGTGATTGGTTGGTTTATCCTAATAGTAGGGCCGGAGGTTCTCAGAGATGCAGTGCAGTATTCTATGGCGATGACGGAAAGATAAATGGCCCATTCTGTATTGATGATGTCAACAGCAAGAATGTTACAGGAGACCAAATAGCAACAAGAGCAATGTTGTTGAAGAATGATAAAATGGCATTGCAGATGGTGTCTACATTGCGAGAGGTCAAGCCAACTAAATTTAGACTAAGTAAGAGGCTTCTCAACAGTGCAAAATATGAAGGTAAGCCAAATCTGAGAGGTGTATAGTATGGGCAGTTTATGTGCAGAATGTAAGTGTGATTCCTTCACATTTGATGACCGTCTTGGTGAGAATGTCTGTGATGAATGTGGGCTTGTGCATGTGGTTAGACCGTTTGAGGAAACTGTAACGCCCCGAACAAGAAATGGTGATTTTACCTATGAGAATACTAGGGAATTGGGTTCTATTATACTAGAAACTAAATCCAACCTCAAACTAAACCAAATGTTTAGAATGAAAAACCACAATACTTGGGCTAAGAAAGAATCTGACACAGACATACGAACAATGCGTCTGTGTATGATGATTCTTTCCCATTATTCTATGAAAAATAGAGAGCATGTTAATTCTTACTTACGCTCACTAAATAGTGAGAGAGTGTTTCGTGGTATCTCTGTGGAAAACAGAGCAGCAGCGTTAACATACTACATTTTGAAGGAAGCGGGAATTACAGTTAGTCTTGCCAAACATAGTGAGATTTCAATGGTTGAAAGAAAGTATATCTCAAGGTATGTCAAGAGAATAGCAAAGCACTTTCGTAAAGCACATGTTCTATCTACAATCAATTCACATGGGATTGCAGCAACCATCCTAGATAAATTAGAAGATGTTTCTCCTAATTATAGAATGAATACTCTGCGTATGATTGATTTCTTAGATGACTACTGTAAATCAATAGATGTTAGATTCACAACAAACAGAATATGTGCCATGATATGGGCTGTATCTGTTATGGAGGATGAAAGACATCATACGCAAGAATTGATTCGTGAAGCATCAGGCAATTGTTCTGTCATTGGTATGAGAATAGCATTGAAGGAAATATGTGGGTGGTTTGATTTGACAAAGGCAGACTTGTTCAGCCTATCTGTATCCGATTTCATACACGGAGCATACCTAAAATGGGAGTGATAAAATGGAAGATGTAATAGAAACTATGCAGAAAATGCAATACCACTTCAGTATGTTTATTGAAGAGTATGAAAGACTACCACAGTTGAAGAATGTTGTTAGAAGAACTGTGCTAGAAGACGCAATCTCTGTTGTTGGAGCGACAATGGATGGAATAACACATGAGATAATTGATGCATATCATCAATATCAACAAGAACAAATTAACAAATGGGAAATAATAGAATTGAGTGATGAAAATGAAAATGAGAATGAATAGAAATGTAATGATAATTGGAGCAGGTGGAATAGGTAGTTTTCTTACCTATTTCTTAGAGAGATTAGGATACCGGATAACTGTATTTGATGAGGATAGTGTAGAGAAGAAAAATCTCACTTATCAAAACTACTTTGAATCCGATATCGGAGAGAAGAAAGTAGAATGCCTATCAGATAGAAACTACGGAACAGTGGCTAAAGGAAGAGTAATAGATGAGCCATATCATGTTCTAACAGAGAAGCAACTACAAGGCTATGACTTAGTTATCTGTTGTGCAGACAACTTGGTAGTGAGGCGTTTATTATATCGGCAAGGGTTTGGTTCTGATGCCAAGATTAAGTGGTTAGATTTGAGAGCGCAAGGAAGAACTGCTGCTCTTATCTCTTACATGATTGACCCTAATATGATGGATGCATTCCTAGCAGGGGAAGAAGGTTCTTTCTCTTGTCAAGCAGGAGAATGGGATGGAACTCCACAAGGAGTAGATTGTATGAATATCGCTATTGCTGGAATTGCAACACAGTGGATTCAGAAATGGTTCAACAATAATGATGATGTTGTTGATAAAATGGTGTTGCAAGTATGATATGTAATTGCAAGCCTTGTGAGTGTCACTATCCACTACGCACATATGTAGGTAAGAAAACCACAGTCCCTCTAAAGGAGGCATTAGTTGTGTGTGGAAGATGCAAGCAAGAGATAGAATGTAAACTATGTAGGAATGATGAAAATGAAATGTAGTAACTGTGGAATGGAAATAACAGAATTGAGAATTAAGACAGAAGACTGTTGTAGATGGGTGGTGATGAGATGAGAGCGAGTTCAAAGATACATGTTGAATATGAAGTATTGAAATACATAATGGATAGAATAGACCTATCTGAAATAGAAGAAAGAATGTGTCCTTCAGGAGATAGTGTAGCAGAGAAGAGATTCAAGGATGGTGCTGATTCAGTATCAAACCTAGTGAACAATCTGATAGTTAGAAGACTACACAGATTACCGAAAACACATCCTGCCTACAAGGAGAAGGGAGAATGAATCCTGACTATTATTGGTCTTTAATGCACAGATTAAATGCCGAAGTAAATGTTAGGCAATTGCGAAAACAATTAGGTGAAGAGGAATGAAGTATATTCATTTCACGATAGCAGATAAGGTTCTATGTGGGGCAGAAGAAGAACCAGTTCCTGAGCATTTGGCAGATACAAGAAGGCTGTGCAATGATTGCATTGATGTGATTTGGAAGGAACAGTATAGAAGGAATGTGCTACTCCGGTTGAAGATAGACAGTAAAGAGGTAGAGAAGAAAAAGCAAGAAGTTGTGGTTGAAGAGCCTCGATTAGTTCCACCAAGACCAATCAAAAATCTTCGACATTATATGAGGTGAAAAAATGGGAACAAGTTGGATAAAAAGGCACTCACATGAAGAGCCTGAAAGAATAAAGGCAGAGAAAAGAAGATATGAAGCATGGAAAAAAGAACACAAGAGAAGATTTCCTACCCATGAAGACTTAATGAATCATATTAGGGCGAAGTATAATTGGCCTAAGTATAGCAAATATCAAAATAAATTAGGTGAAGAAGATGAGCAGCAATGAAGATGCAAATATAGATAATTTAACAGAAGAAGATATTGGGCAGATAATGACAGTAATATCCACTGATGGTTATTACCGACAAGCAGAGATTGTGAAGGTTGTATGTCCACATTGTCTTGAAGAGTTCTTGGGAACTAAGAGACATGCAGGTGGATTCATTGCAGGACACCGAGCGTTTCATGAGTTTGAGAACGAACAGGATATGAGAGTCACACAAATGGGAGGAACATAAATGGAAATAGAAATGAAAGAATGTAGTATATGTGGTGGAAACATAGACATCCACTATACAGAAGATGGAGAAGTATATTGGTCAGATGGTCATAATGCACAACCAGTTAACGATGGTAGATGTTGTGATGATTGTAATATGACAGTGGTAATGGTAGTCAGATTGAAAGACTATTTTATTCAACAAGATGGCAGCACAGACACAGAGGGACTGAACGAAGTTATTGGTGCATTGATACGAGCAAAGAAGCAGGTGAGTAAATGAATAAAACAGATGAAACAGAATATGAAAATAATGGAATTAAAGGATTAGAAATAAAAGATGAGAATTGGATTGAGGATATCAAGACTGTATTCAATAATATACAGTTTCAATACCCCTTTCCTGACCCACAAACTGAGGCTTTCTTCACAGTGATTTGGAACAAGTCTCTTGAGGCATTTGACTCCCCAAGAGAAGTTCAGGTAATTGTTGATGCGAAGGATGATTTGTATGTTAGTGTAGGGACATTTGGCTTTGTGAGTTTCAAAGACCAAGAGGAACAACTAGGTGGCATGAAGTTGCCATTGAAGTGTTGGATACACACACATCCATTCGGTCAGGCTTTCTTCAGTGGAACAGATTGGTCAACTATCAAGGCATGGAAAGGAATGATGGAAAGTGCAACTGTTCTTGGAGATAACCAATTCATATCATATGATTGCAATTCTGAGATAGCAAAGCAAGTTCAGTATGGCATTTACCAACAACAGCCTGTTGAGAAACCTGAGTGGGTTAAGGCAGCAGAAGATGCATTGGAAGGCGAAGAAGAATGAGCAAGAAGTTCTACACAATAGCCTTGCAGTATGATGTTGATGGTGAGCCATGTGACCCACCACATCACATCGAGGATAGAATGGTTGCAATGATGCAATTAATGCATGAAATTGGATTTGGTATGGATGTGAAATATGGTTATGCAGAACAGAATATATTAGATATGATTGATACAGGAGATGAATGAAATGAATGATAAATTTTACAAGTTACAAACAGAATCAGGAATGACGACATTGAATATGGCAGAGGTATCTGCCTATTCAGTCGTTGAGATACAAGAGGGTATGTTGAAGAAAAACACATACGATGTAGAGATACATCTGCGTAGTGGAACTATCTTCACTACTAAGATGACAGAATCAGAATTGACGATTTGGGAGGATGTCTTCTTTCCTAAGTCGGTGATAAGTGATGAGTAACCGAAGCAAAAAACAGACACAGTTCCATCGGGCATTTAGCAAAAAAACATATGATGCCCGAAATCTTTCGGGACTGCACCCAAACTCAAAGAAAAGAGAATTAATATGGGATGAAAAATATCTCTATTCATCTGATGGGAAATATAAGTTTGTAACCTATGATAATTATTATTCATATGAAAGAGAACTTAACTCAAAAAAAATAGATAAAATGTTAGATGAAATGTTTAACGATGAAAAGGTGAAAAAAATGGAAAAGCAAAAACAAGTAATAATGAAAATGAATGTAACCTGTGTAGGACACCCTGCTGTAATCAATAAAGAGGGCAGAGTAAAATGCAATAAGCAGATTGAGATAGAATTACCCTCAACTGATTTAGCAACTAATCAACAGGCAATGACGAAAGCGTTAGGAGAAAAAAATTGGCACAGATTGAAGACGATGAGTGTTTTCCAGTATTTCTGTCCTACTTGCACTAACACAATCTTAGATAAGAGAGAAGAATGTAAGTATAGGTGGGGTTAGAATGAGGAGATTCAATAGACATGAAAGAGCAGTAGAGAAGAGGTTAGATGAAATAATTAAACTACTGACTCCTAAACCTAGAGACATAAAAAATGAGAATGAACAAATGGCCGTCATTCGAGAACAATATATGGAAGCAATGAGAAAGAGGAATGAAGATGAGAATTGAAGATAGTAGACAAACGAAACTAACAGAATTTGGATTTGAAGGATTTGGAAGCAGACAAACTACATTAGAAGAGTTTGGCTTTGTTTTTGAATAAATATGGAGCAACATATTTATCCTTCCTGCATACGCCGAAGTTGATGAAGATGATGTCCAACATCAGCAAACTAGCGACTTTAATGATTGTCTGTTCCTTCTTAGCAGGATGCACAGATGCACTACCTGACCCTCCTTCTGAGGAATTTGAAGATGAAACTACTGATTCAGAATGGTTGGTTATGACAGGTGATTTTACACTAGTCATGAATAACACAACTAATGACACTTTGATTCATGCGCCTACTATATGGTTAGATGTAAACACAACTCATGGGGCGATTGAACTACAATCATTCACTTACAACATAACACATCTGTCTTTTGAGGTAATAAATAATACCGTCAGATTTCACAATTATACTTGGGTTAACATGCAAGGCTATTTGACTCAAGGCAATAACTATTGGTCAGAAGGTTTTGCTCCTGAATTCGGCAATGCAACTTTGCATTTTGCTGCTTTCCCATTTGATGTTACAGTTGAATACGAACTGGTTTACAGAATATGGGATGGAAGGGAATGAAGAAAGCAGTAACGATTCGCTTTCCTGCTCCGCTTCCTGCGGAAATACCTTGTCCTATTTGTGAAGGTAACAAATGTAAGGTATGTGAGATGCAAGGTAAAATCAAAGTAACTGTTGATGCTAAAGTTCCTATTCAACGGCATTTGATTATACAGTATATTGCAGAGCATATGGATGAGATAGCAAATGAATTAACTCAGAAATTTGGGTTAGTGCCTGATGTTCAGACAGAAGATATGTTTGAGGTAGAAGGTAGAACCTATGAATTGGTTAAGATAAGCAGTCTTGGTGGAGTTGTTTGGGTAGCCCATAGAATAGATGAACAAGAATCACCACGATACTTTAAGTCGTGGAAAAACTTGCAACAATTTAGAGGCGGTTGGCTTGAAGGATGAAAAAATAATAGTAAGAATACCAAGAAATGGAAACGATGAACTGATAGTAAGGAAAGGAAACTATTGGAATGTGGATGTCATTGATATTAGATGGCATTCAAATGGGACACCAACGAAGAAAGGTGTCAGAATGAACATGAAAGAAATGGAAGATGTCTACAAGGCATTAGATAAAATAATGAGGGATAATAATGAGTATGATAAGATTCAGCAGGATGTGTGAATCACTAGAGAATGAAACACCAAATAGAAAGAGACATTTAATTTGCTCCACTCTATCACATTTTAATGATAGACAAACAGCAATTAGTATACTGTCTTTGGATTATACTCCTAATAATATTGGAGAAAAGAAAGCCACAAAATGGCTTGCTAAGATATTTGAGGTGTTTGAAGATGAAATTGAAGATTCAACATATAGGTGGATGGATTTAGGAGAAGGAATGCAAGAGTTCCTTAGTGCTAATAGACCCGATTCAAATCTCAGTTTGATAGAAGTAAAAAGATTGCTTGAGTTAGATTGCTCAAATATTAATTCAGATGCTTTCACACAAATTTCACACGCTATTAGTGTGATGTCTGCATTGGAAGTTAAGTGGTTTATTCGCTATTGGTTAAGAACACCAAGAAATGGAGTTAACAGAAGCACAGTAGTAAAAGCAATGACCGATTATTATAGTGTAGATGTGAAAAAGGATGCAGTTAGCCATACCCTATCAGGGTTAGTAGTGTATTATGAAAACGGTCAAACGCCACCTGCATTAGTGCATGGTAATTTCGTAACACCTATGCTTGCTAAGAAGTATATAGGCACTTTACCTGATAATTACATCATGGATATCAAGTATGATGGAAATAGATATCAGATACATATTCAAAATGAAGATGTGATAATATTCAATCGAAGAGGTAAGATTGTCACTGAACAATTTGCTGATGTGGTTGCTATTATATCTCAATGGGTAGATTCTATGTTTGAAGGAATTGATTGTATTTTAGATACGGAGATTTATCCAATAGATTCCGAAGGCAATCCTGCTAAACACCAATCTCTTGCTACTAGGGTTCATTCAAAAGATAAACAAAAAGCAATTACAGATTGCCCTGTTCAATTGGTTGTCTTTGATTGTTTGATGTATGCTTCCACAAGTTTGTTGGATGAAAGTTATAGTGAACGGTTGGAATATATCGAAGCCTTTGTTCCTGAAGAGTATCAAACACAGAAGTTTACTCATGGAAATATAGAGGCTGCATACAATGTAGCAATCAATAGTGGATTTGAAGGAATTATGATTAAGGATTTAGACTCACAGTATGAGTCCAAAAGAACTAGTTCACTATTGAAGTATAAACCACCAAGAATAGAGTTGGATGTAGTAATAACATCAGGGGAATACGGTAATGGGAAGAGAGCAGGAGTCATTGCTACTTATGGTGTGGCTGTAAGAAGTGAATCAGGCTACACAAGTATAGGTAATGTAGGTTCAGGATTGACTGAAGTTGAAATGGATGCTCTTTCAGTGAAACTAAAAAGAATAGTTGATAGTTATGAGAGTAACAAATATCATTTCCTTCCAAGAATTGTATTGGAGGTGACTTGTGATGTTATCACTAGAAATAAGGATGGGACATATGGTATGCGATTCCCACGAATCGTTAGAATCAGAGATGATAAAACTCCAACAGATTGCAATACAATTGAGGATGTAGAAGATATGTGTAGCAACATATATTGACTACATTAATCTCGGAGACATGTGTATAGTAAAGAGAATCTAGATGGTATCTTAGTTTCTCTCGCTAACCCTGAAATCAATATAGTTAGTAGTCCCAAATCCAAATTGGGATATAGAGTAAGACTAAGAGTATGCATTAGGGGAAGAGATACTTTTCTTTGGGGTATCAATCGCTCATTATTACAACATGAAATAGAATCTAATTACAAAGCAAAGGAACATAGTGGCAGACCAAAGCCAATCTTGGTTATTAGTGGGTTGGATAACCTAACTAATTTGATATCAATGATGAATGATAAGTTAATTGAAAACAATGATTGGGATTCATTTAGAACATGTTTAGAAATGGTCAAAGGTAAGAAGCACCTGACTGCCAATGGACTTGATGAGATACTCAAGATGAAGGGGCTACTGTGATGTTATGCCCAAGATGTAATCTAAGGGAAACAGAAAAATCCCTGTGTTCTGTTTGTGAGTTATCAGTCACATTCCTGAAACCCGAACAACAAGAGATTACTGATGAGGAAATCATAAGACATCATGTATTGAAACAAGTGAGTGATGGGTGTAGAGAATGTGGAAGTAAAACATTCGCATATGAAGCGGGTGTAAACTATGAAGGCGACCTGAAATGGTATGTGATTCTAGTTGATTGTGGGGCTTGTGGAAAAGCCTACGAAGAAATAATGGAAGTGAGGACTGTAAATGAGTCTATTGAAAATGAACAACAATAAGAATAGAGCAACGATAATTGTAGGTAAAGACGGAACAGATAAACTTGACAGGGCGAAGAGTCTTGTATCTGATAAGCCTATTATTCGCTATGCAAATGAGTTTGACATAGAAGACAATTACAGCATACCCGCAGATGTTGGTATTATCATTCGTGAATGTAATTACAAACCAAATGTAGATTTAATCAGAAGAACGATTTTGGAATATAGGGGTCAGGTTGTTCTAACATCTCTCAATCAGAAAGATGTGCCAAAGAAACTCTTCAATCTATGTAAGTTGAAGAGAGGCAAGAAACTTGAGATAGATGAGATAAAGGAACTAGCCCCTCGTTCCAATGAACCACATAATTTTGATGTGGACATATTCACATTAGTAGGAGACTATCTTCGTAATCCTGATAGAGAGATAATCATGGAGACTCTGAAGATTAGTGAACCTGCTGATATACAATTCATATCTTGGTTAGCACCGAACATCCACCCTAACAAATTGATGTTCCTTGATTCCCAAGTAAAAAGGAGATGGGATAAGTCGTATTTCTATGAGATGCTTGCTTATGCCCATGATGGCAGAATGCAGAGGAAAATGACACCCCCTCAAAGAAAGAAGTATTCTGAAATACCGAAAATTCTACGAAGGCTTAAAATGCGGGATTCTCAAGTCTATCTTTTCAAAGACTTATTGAAAAACCCCGATTTTCAAGATTATTGTAGAGAAAACCTTTCTTCATTACAAACAAGAACTTTGGGTCTTGGAGAGAAAAGAAGAAGAAAGCAAACCACACCAGTCAAACCAATAGCAACTTTATCGAGGTGGTTGGATTGACTTATTGTGTATGTGAAAAGAGCAAGTGGACTCTTACAGATTTCCACTATGCAAGATGTAAGACTTGCAAAAAATGGATTCCCATTAATGATGTGTTAGAGGGATGGAATAAATATTTTGGAGAAGATGAAAATGTTATGGACAGAGAAATACAGACCGAAGAAAATTGCTGATGTAGTGGGACAGTATAACTTTACGATAGATGCAGAGAGTTGGGTAGAACAGAATAACATGCCCAATGTGCTATTGTATGGTGTAGCCGGAGTAGGAAAGACTGCTGCTGGAATAGCACTCGCTAATGATATGCTGAAAGAAGATAAGAACAACAACTTCTTTGAAATCAATGCATCAGATGATAGGAGATTAGAAACAGTCAGGAATCAAATCAAGGAAATTGCATCTACCAAGAAGATTGGTGATGTGCCTTTCAAGATTATACTTCTTGATGAAATGGATGGGATGACTAAGGATGCTCAGAATGCATTGAAGAGATTAATGGAAAGATATGCAGATAATTGCAGATTCATTATCACTTGCAATGATAGACATAGAATAATTCACCCACTTCAGTCGAGGTGTGCTAATTACAGATTTGACAGACTAAAGCCTCAAACAATGCACTTATTGTTAACGAATGTATTGCAACAAGAGGATATTAGTCATGTTTCGAGTGAGGAGTTGGAAACCTTCATAGAGTCCCTTCATGGAGACATGAGGCGAGGGCTTACCGAATTACAGGCTGCAATTTACAGTAAGTCTTCACTATTGAGTCAAATTGACAAGAACTTAGAACCCTACACTGATATATTGCAAATGATTGATGAAAATAACTATGAAAATTCTTTAGGTAAGGTGCATGATTTGTTGTATAATTCAGTTGATATGAGAACTATATGTGTTAATATGCATGATGTAATAGTTAAAACTGATATGCCAGCAACCAAGAAGTTCAAATTGCTTAGGGTTGTCGGAGAAGCAGAGTGGAGAAGCAGTAATATGACTCCCAAACTGCTTGCATCGTGGATGATAGGACAGATGATTTAATGGTTGAACTGCTATTAGGACTGGTTATATTGAGACAAATTATCAAATGGTTAGACTCACCAAGAAGGAGATTTTAGAATGAGGTATAAATATGAAAATGGATTTGAACAAAGACGGCGTAGTGGATATTGAAGATATCAAACATCTACTACTACGCTATGAGATTATAGCGTTAGGTGGCGCATTGCTGATTGTGCTGCCTATACTAAACACGCTAGGTTATATCAGCGTAGATTCCAATTTCTTTTGGATATTGTGTGGCGTAGTCATGCTGACAGAAGGACTAGTGGAAATAAGACACGAAAGAAAAAGAATGTTAGAAACAAGGAGAAATGAAAATGAATGATGAAATAAAAAATGAAATTGAAAAAGCAGCAGAATTGCTAGGGATGTCCCTAGATGACGCAATGGCTAAGTTCGAGGAGATATGCTCTAAGAACAATGTCAATGTGGAAACAGAGGCTTTGTTAGCCCGAAGCCTTTGGAGACAGTTCTTCAGTAATTCTAGGAATGCACTGAAGAGACAAGACTCTCAGACTACTTCTACAAGTAGCAACAGTCTATACAAGAAAGCCTTTGGCTTCTTTGTTTCCCTAAATCCTGCTATGGATATGTCTGCACGAAGCCGTGAGAGACTAACGAATGAATACATGAGAGACAGTGATATGACTTACTCTCTTGGAAGAGTTGCTATCTTCACAGAAGATGGTGATGGATACGAAGCAAGAATGATGCGTGATGGTGAGGAGATTGTCAAGACTATTGCCAAACTACCTGAGAATCATGTAGAGGTTGACAGTGGTAGGTATATCGTTCCACTAGATACAAGACAAGGCGACTGGAACAAGAACTATGGTAAGCCACAACCAAAGGAAGAATACCAAAGAAAGGGTGTTTTCGTTGGTGAAGTAGATGGTAAGATGGGTAAGTATTTCTTCTCATACAAGAAGCAATTTGCTAAGGACTTTGAGCCAAAGACATTTGAGTTTATTCACTTCGATGTGATACCTAACTCAAACCGTGAGGATACGATTCATGGTGGAGCAGGACAAACTCTTGAGTCGTTGGTTTACAATGCTGACTTAGCAGATGATTCAGAGATGAAGAGAGATGTATCTACTATCGAGATACAAGATGCAATTATGGAGTATTGTGCTACTAATTACAGCCCTCTTATTGACCTTGATAGATATCATCAGGATTCTATCAATAAGGCAAATTGGGATGATAAGTTTGTCTTTACAGATGGAACTGTCAATAGCATCAATGCTACACCAACTGCTAATGGTAATAGAATACTAAACTTGGATGACCTTAACACTGACTTTGATTTTGATAACGATGGATGGAGTGGGACAACCTGCTGGATTCCTGAGAACATTGACATCAACTTCGGCATTGGTTCTCAAGTGATTGTAGTTGGCAGAACATCTCAGGGTGCAGACCCCGAAGGTAATATCAGACCTGCAAGCATAAATGTTACAGGACTGTATGTAATTAATGCTAGAGGCGGCAGTCCTGAGAATGTAGACTTCGTTGAAGAGTCAGAAGATTGGTTCTTCGATTGAGGTGATGTAAATGGAATACAGTTTGAAGGCTGATTCCAACGGAGGTCTCGTTGTTCATGGGAGAAGTTATGCTTTTCTTATGGACAGCGTAGACTTCCTAACATGGAAATATAATCCTGATACCGGAGACTATTGGACAAAGTTTCATTTTGAATCTAAGGATGTGAGAATTAAACTATCTTTAGATGACCTTAATGAGATACTGTTCAAGTGGAAGGGAATTCAATTTGACCCAAATGAATATAGAAATGGTGATAGATATGAGTTGGACACAAACAGATAAAACAAAAGCAATAACAACGAAAGAGTCTGCAAAGGGGCAGTATGCTCTCCGAAAGGAAGCAATGCTTCAGCAGATTAAGGAATCACAGGAGAACAACAAGTCGTTCCTGTGTCTTGGTATTTGGGGAGAACCTAAATCCGCTAAGTCAGCAACAGCAATGGATATACTGACTGATGAAGACATAAAAAATGGACTACATGTTCTAGTCTTTGATTTCGACAACAGAGCAATAGATGTGAAGCGTAACCACTATGATAACATCGAGAATCTAATTGTCTACAATCCAATAGTAAGAAAGGATGGTAGTCTAGTAGACTTCGATGAGACCATGAACAATGCTAGAGCATTTTATGAAATGGCGAAAGAGTATCTTGACGATGGTAAGTTGAAGGCAGTAATCGTAGATGGAGCAGACAAACTCCTGACAGATGTATGCGAAACTAAGATGCGAGAGAAGCATGGTATGGATGCTGATACAGTAATCAAGCAACCACCGTATGTTTGGGGTGACAGGAATACTCCTTACAAGAACTTCTTACACAAGCAAATACTAGAGATGCCTTGTCATAGAATAGTAATTGCTCACTCTAAAGACAAGTATGGTGGAAACCCTAACCCTATCGGGGTTGAGGCTAACTGGCATTCAACAACAGAGGATATCTTTACTGCTACTGTCAGAATGTCGAGAGACATCAGGAAGAATGGTGCAACCTTCACCGCTATGGTTGAGGCAAGTGCTAGAAAACCTGAGATGATTGGTAAAAGATTGAAGGTCTTAACCATTGAAGATGGTAAGATAGACTGGACAGGTTTCCCTGAGATTAAATCAGGTGAACTCTGAATGTAAAGTAGATGTGGTGGGGGGAAACCCCTGCCCATCTACCCTTTTTTATGGAGGGACTAAAAATGCAAATAGAAATAGACAATAAAATATTAACAAAAGCAATAGAAGATGTATGGATGAAAGGGAAGTATCACAATGGAGATACTGCAAAGAATAGTCAATTAACAGATTATGCTATGCTTGAATTGATTCAAGTCGAAGAGAACCACTTCCTTAATCTATACAATGCTGACAACCAAACTATCTGTCGAGTTACAATACCTATCATAACAAACTCAGAACAAGATACAAACAACATGATTGTAATAGAAATAGATAAGATGCTGAAGTATCTTAAGACATTTACAGGAGACACTGTTATTCTACATGCAGGAGACTTCATTCTATTACAAGATGAGGGAGGAGGAAAGAAGGCTAGTCTTCCCTTAGTTGTTAATCACCCAAATGCAACAATGATTGCTAGAATTCAAGGATACACTATTTCATTGACAAACCCTGTGTTTAGCAATGTTATATTCGAGTCCATCATTACAACAGGCTCAACCATTCTTGCTGATGCAATCAAGACTTGTGATGTGATTAACAATGCTAAGTATCTACTAGATACAAATACAGAAACAGGACACTTCACTATTACAAGTAGAAGGTCTGATGTTGACAAGGTAGATGTCATCGTTCCTTGCACAGCAAATAATGGTCAATCAGCAACAGTAGAAGTGACAGGACAATTTCACAAGTTCTTTCGAGGCTCAGTTCCTGTGACTATTTACTTGAAGGATGAATCCCCTGTAATTTGGCAGGGAACAGACAGAATACTAATCAAAGCACCATACATAACAAGGTGATATTATGATAATTGCAAATACAGAAGATGGAATACTACTTCGTTGGAGGGATGAAGAAGAAAGGAAAGAAAGAAGAATACCTTTCTCTGAATTCTGTCCTTATTTTTTCATTGAGAGTAGTAATATTGTTCTCAAGGATAAGATAGTTCTGTATGAGGGTCGTCAAAAACCATTCTTTGTGAACCTATTTTATGAAGAGGGTGATTGGTTTAATCTAGATGGACAAAAACTGTTGAAGGTTACTTGGACTCCTTATCGCACTCGTTATACTAAGTCAGGTAAGATGATTAGTAAGATTCGCACTGATTTCCATAACAGAGGAATAACAACCTACGAAGCAGATGTAAGACATCACTATCGCTATGCAGTTGATGAGATTACAGAGATGCCACAATATCGGATGCGTAAGTGGTATTGGGATATGGAATGGATGCAAGGTGGCGACCATGATGGTGCTATTACTTGTATTGTTATCTATGACAACTATGATGACGAGTATTACACATTGACATGGAAGCCTGATTCTGAAGAGACTGAAAGAACAGTTCTTGAAAGATTCATTTTGATGTTGACAGAAAAAGACCCTGACATGCTTATCTCTTGGTTTGGGTGGAAGTTCGATTTGCCTAAGTTGATTGAGAGATTAGACGCAAATGATATTGACCCAAGACTACTATCTCCTATTCATGAATTGACAGGAGTTGAATGGTCAATATCACAGGGATGTGTAATCTTGAAGAACAAACAGATTGAGAACTATTCCCCTATTGCACAACCAATCAAGGGTAGAATATGTGTGCCGCTTGATTTAGCATTTGAGAGGCAATGGAATGATGCTCAAAAAGGAACACTACCTTCACTATCATTAGACTATGTATCAGAATATGTTCTTGGTGAAAAGAAGTTAGTCAGTGAGAAGTTTCCTGATAAGAACGAGTTCTTCAGGAGAGGATGGTTAGAAGATAGCGAAACATATCTTGACTATGCTTTGAAAGATGTAGAGTTAATCAAAAGGATAGACGAAGAGAACCACACAACAGAGGCAATCATCTCTTTACAACTTTTACTAAAAGCACCCTTTGATGCTTGCTTCTATGCAAGTAACATGGGTGGCATATATTTCATGCGTAATGCCTCATGGAAAGCCCCTACGGGCAGGAAAGGGGATAGGGTAGACTATGATGGGGCAATGGTGTATGACCCTCTCAGTGAAGGCACAAATGGATTGCATTTGGGTGTTGCAGCCTTTGATTTTGCAGGTCTATATCCTGCAATGATAATTGCCCGAAACATTTCGTGGGAAACTAAATCAGATGATATTACAGAATTTGCAGTTAACATCAGAACGCCAAAAGATTTCTCTGATGTTCAAACAACAGATATGAAATATTATCGGACTGATGAATTAGGATTGCTACCAAAATCTGTTCTTGAACTAAAAGAACTACGAAATGAATACAAAATGAAAATGAAGGAAAGTAAAAGTAAAAGTGAATATGTTAAGTGGGACAATAACCAATTGGCTGTCAAGAGACTAATGGCTTCTTTCTATGGAATCATTGCGTTTCAAGGATTCGGTTGGGCTGATGTTGATTTGGCTGCTAGTATAACTGCTAGTGCTAGAGAAGCAATTAGAGCCGCAGCATTCAAGGTAAGGGAGTTATAATGATGAAGTTGGTTAATTTAACGAATCATGATATTACTTTCACAAAGGTAGTTGATGGTGAACAGAGAAAAGCCGTGTTGAAACCTAGCAAAATGTGGGCTAGAATGAATCAACTATCTAACACTAAGGTAGGTGAAGTAACTGTGACTGGCTCTACACCCTCTACAACCCTAGAAGTGCCGATATTTGAGAGAAGTGAATTCTATACTAATGTTAAATGGGGAAACAGAATGTTTGGGTTGCCCGCTCCTAAAAAAGATACATACTATATTGTTAGCAGGATTGTCGCTTATCACAACTTAGATAGAAAGGATTTACTCATACCTGAAACTAACTCAAGTAAAAATACACAGTATCTGTATAGGATGGTGATGTAATATGCCAATAAAAAGTGCAAGTATTGATTTTTCAAATGCTGAAGAAGAAAAAACAGAGTCTGAATTAAGAAAACAGGCTCTAAGTCAGATTTACAAAGACGGTAGCCGTATTATGTTGATTACATACAAGGTTTTCTTGGGTTTTATCTTCTGTTACGGTTTAATTTCACTATTGCAGGATGTGAATCTAATATGAACTTAGAAGAATGGTCACAAGAGCGATTTGCAACTCTTGCCCTACTTAGAACAGTCTTCGGACTAGTAAAAGTGGTTATAGCACTAATAATTGCACAGGAGTTGTTAACATGAAGGTAGTTTACGGACATACAGACTCGATTTATGTTGATATTGAGGATAATAGCATTGAAACTGCTGAAAAGACTCTAAAAATACTTAATGAGCATGTTAGAACCATTTTTCCTAATGTTATGGGACTAAAAGAACACCCTGTAACTCTAGAATTTGAGAAATACTTCAGAACTTTAGGTGTCGGAGCAACCAAAAACAGAAATGCAGGTCTAATTACTTGGAAAGATGGTGAATTTCTCGATGAAGAGGAGTTTGTGATGACAGGATTCACTGCCAAGCGTGTTTCTAACACTCAATTGGCTAAAGATGTGCAATTAACTGTGCTAAATATGTGGGTAGAAAACAAATCAGAAGAAACTATTGTAAATTACTTGAATGAGAAGTATAATTCTGTAATTAATGGAGAAATACCATTAGAAGACATCCTAAAAAGAAGTAGATACAGAGAAGAAAGATTTCAAGTGGTGTGCAATAACTGTCGTCAAACTAATTCACTATTTGATTTAATGGAGAACCCTTGTTGTGGTGCGCCAAAGTCCTTCAAGACTGTTGGTGGTAAAAGACCGACTATTGGTGCAGGAGTTGAAGGAGTATTATTCAGTAGGAGTATTGGATATCAACCAATAGATGATTCATATCTATTTCTTAGAATAAAAAATTGTAATCAAACCTACATTAATCCAGTAATAGATAAGGCGGTAACTCCTAACTATGTATCCTTTTTAATGAAAGAAGACTTTGTAGATTTTTCACCCGACTGGCCTCACTATGCTGAATCTGTTGTAAAGAAAGCAGAACCTGTATTCAGAGCAATGAATTGGGATTTGAAGCAGATAACAAAGGATAGATATCAAAGGGAGTTGGATGAATGGTTCTAAAATCCCTATACAACAGTCTTTCTTGGACTAACAAGCGTAGAATAGACAAATGGGCTGAAAGATATAACACTGCAAAGAAATGGCTTACACCAAAGGCGAAAAAGGTAGTATCTGAAATTCCTAAACTACCAAAGAAAGAAAAAACAGTAGACATCGAAACAGAATTGTTTCCTGAGAATCATAACTACATAGGTTATAGAATCGAAAAACATACTAGTGGTGATAAGATATATCTCATCGAAAAACCACCACACCCAAAAGAATGTATCTGTAAAGAATGTATGGATGCATTAGGAAATGAGATAATGAATAGAAGGAAAGTGATGACAGATGAATCAGAATGACGAATACACATACCAATGGAATCCTGAAAATTATGGTGAAGAAGATGCTCCAATATTGAAGATATCTAAATCCTCGCTTGGGTCTTATCAGTGGTGTCCAAAAAGATATGAATTTCAATACAAAGAAAAACTACCGATTGAAACAACAGAAGTGATGATTAAGGGAACTATCATTCACAATGCTAGAGAATCTTTCTTCAATGCTTTTGATATCAAAAAGGCAGAGGGACTCTCGCATTCTGAGTTAGTGAACTATTGTATGAGTTTGCATCCTATTGATGATTATACAGAAATGTATGAAGCAATGTCTATCTTTGAAGCAAATAGATTCATGGAAGCAGTTAGTGAAAACACAACTGATGAATTTCTACCTGTAATTAATGAGATAATGCTAGATGCTAAGATTACTATTCGTAAGGATGAGAATCCTAAGTTTGAATTATCACAGGACTACACTGTTCATTTACAAGGAATCATAGACAGAATGTTCCAAGAAGGAGATAAATATATTCCAATGGAATTCAAAACAGGTGGATGGAAGGATTGGAAGAAGACCATGATGAGAAAGGAAATGGCCTTCTACAAGATATTGTTTGAGCATACTCCTGATGAAGAACTAATTAATATGGGGTTAAATCCTGATATTCCAATCTCCCATTGGGGCTGGTATTATCCTGCTGCTAACTATATCTATCTTGAAGAAGTAAAGAAAAGTAGCATTACTGCTGTAAAGAAAGGGATAGCAGAGATGATTCATTCATATGAAACTGGCATATTCCCAACCAAGTATTTTGCAAAGACATGTTCAAATTGTAGTTTCTTCGGCATATGTGATGCTGCTAACACTGAGAGTTGGTTTTAATGAAATGGCTGAAGTGGTTATGGGATTTAATTGTGCATGATGAAGGAATGACATGGGAAAGATACCATAGGAATATGGAAAATAGGAGGAAGAAGAAATGATAGATAAAATGGTAAAAGAAGAATTAAACCAAAAGGTGTGGAGTTTCTCAGAGATAGCAAATGTATCTGAGACTGTTGAAAACTTAGCAGAAACTCTCTATGAGAAGATGCCAACAACTGACAAACTGAAGATGGTTTGGGAGACTGAAATCTTCGCAGAAGAAAGAACACCCTTTGGTCAGATATACATGAATACAGTAATGGCTCAATTAAGAATACATATAGCAGAAGTCGTTAGAGAAGAATTGCTTGGAGCAAGTGTCTCTTTTAAGGAGGAAAATAAAAATGAAAATGCCAAGAGAAGTGTGGGCGGGAAGTCATCTAAGAAACGCACCACAAATGAAAAGAAGAGTAGTGACAACGAAGAGTGAATTTCTCAATTGGTTCAATTCCTTCAATGGGAAGATGAACTGCTATACGACAGTCTATGACTTTGATGAATTCGTAAATGGTATCAAACTAGATTATTCAGTTATTTTAGATAGGGCTTTCTTGGATTTTGATGCCCATGATGAGCCATTGGAAAATGCATATGATGACTTGAAGAAAGTTGTCTCTGAGTTGATTGCTCAAGATACCATCTTCAAAATGTATTTTAGCGGAAAGGGCTTCCATGTTTTTGTTTATGGAGAACAGGTTAGTGATATCCGCAGCATTCAACAATATTATTCCCAAATCAGTGATGGTGTTTCTACGCTTGATAGAACGGGTATCCAAACTAATCGCTTGAGAAGAATTCCTAATTCAATGAACCTTAGTAGTTCAGATGATAATGGAAATCCATACTATTGTATTCCTTTGATTCAAGAGGATTTACAAGAACCATTAGATTACATTTTAGAGTTGGCTAAATCTCCAAGAAACATTCAGAGTTCTAATGGGACTAAATTGGTTGTTTTCCCTGAAATGAAGCCAATTGAAATTAGTGATGAAGAAGTGGAGATACCCACGCCCATTGGTAGGTTGCCAATTCTACCCTGTTTACACAATGCCATTACAGTTGAGAACCCAAGCCATTATGCTAGAGTATATCTAGTTCAGTGGTATAGAGACCTTTTGAGTTTAGGCAATAGGAATACTACTGTTGAGCAGAATAAACAGATAACTGATAATATAATGGAAGAATTAGAAACTATTGCTTCTAAGGAAGACATTTGGTTAGATTGGGATTCTAGAACTACAACGAGATATGTTAAGGGTATTGTAGATAAGGGGTATAATGCACCGAGTTGTAGTAATGTCTTGATTCCTCAAGGCTACTGTATAGGAAAGTGTTGGAGATATTACGATGGATGTTCTTAAGATAGATACTAGAGAAGAGTCTGAACTCTCTAAATTAGTAGAGGATTATTGTAGAGATATGAACATACCACATGAAAAAGAGTGGTTGGATATAGGAGATTATACCTTTGCTGATGTTTGTTTTGAGGCAAAGTCATCATTCGATTTCTTATCTTCAGTAATTAACAAGAGGCTTTGGAATCAATTAGATAACATGGATGCTAAGTTTGTAAACAACATCGTGATTGTATATGGTAGTTTTAATGATGCTTTAGAGAATTATTTGCATTATGTCAACAACAAAGCAGGACAAGCACGAATGCTAAGAAATAAGTTTGATGGAGCATTTGGTAAGATAATACTTGACACAGATGCTAACATCATTTGGGTTTCATCTGCTAGACAGGCAGCGAGATTGATTGCAGTTGTTTGTAAGATGCACCCAATAGATAGAGAAATTCACACTCCTAGTATAATCAGAAAGCGTATTGCAACTACTGATTTACGAGTTGATGTGTTATGCACAGTAAAGGGCATTAGCCCAAAGAAAGCAAAACTCCTGATAGATAGATTCGGTTCTATCATGGAGATAGGAGAAGCCTCAATAGAGGAAATATGTGAGTTAGATGGATTTGGTAAAATAATTGCCAAGCGTCTAATTGATGTATTGAATACCGAAGATAAAATGGTGATATGAATGAGTGAAGATGAATATAATTTTGATGATGAAGATAGAATGTATTATGAAGGATTAGCAGAAATAACTACGCCCCTTCAACCAATGAAAACTAGCACACTGCCTAAGATAGTAGAGGAGTTTGTTAAGAGTGCTGTTGATGTTTCTAAGTATAATGAGATACCTGCGGCAATAGGGTTCTTTGTAATCTTAGGACAGATATGCAAGGACATGGTTGCAATACCTAGTGGTAGAAGAGTAGATGATACTAGAATACAATTCATTTGGATGCAAACATCAGGAACAGGTAAAACTGAGATGTATAATTTCTTTGGGCCTGTTGCTAATGAAACATTCAGAATCTTGAATGCTAAACACAATACAGCCTTTGATGTGTTTTCTGTTGATGATACTACTGATGCTGCTTTGATTGGTTCTATGAAGATAGAAAGAGAAGCAGTTGAAGATGATGAGGGGAATGTAACTTACATGGATGTCCCTACACAAATTGATGGTGGTTTTGAAGGAAGTGGATTAGTTGCATATGACGAGTTTGAATACTCAGGTGTATTCAAGCAAACTCAGCACAAAGAAAATGTCATTATGTATCTGAACAAGTTCATGAATACCCTTCATGGAGAAAACTGGATTATCAGGAAGAAACTTCGTGATGGGGATATGATTGAGTGTAGATGTCAGCGAAGTGTCTACGCTACTACTTACATTCCTAAGATGTTGACAAATGTAATAGCAGAAAAGGGAGTAGTTCAAAGGACTTTGATTTACATCAAGGAAGTTCCACAGGAAGTTCAAGATGAGTTGAGAGAGAAGGTTCTTGATGAAGTCGGGACTATCAAGCCTAGAGATGCACCAATCAAGAAGTTTGCAAATAATTTTGGTGTCATATACGATTGTCTCAAGGAGAGGTATGAAGACGCAGGAGAAGATTCTCTGCGAACTATTAGATTTGGTAGGGGATACAATGATGCGTTAAAGAACGAATCAATCAAGATGAGAAATTATGTTGCTAATAGTAGACCTGAAGTGTTTGAGATTGCTGGTAACTTCATTACTAGATTAAACCAAACTATGACACGGCTATCTATTCTGTGCTGTATTGCCGAAGCACCAAATATCACAGACAAGGATAAGAGGTATGTTGTAACAGAAAGACATGCACGACAAGCCTCTTCACTTATTCGACAATGCTATAAATCGCTGGTGTCGTGGCTAGATGTAGCCTTGAAGGTGAAGACTCATGCTTTACATGAGAGAGTGAATGTAAATGCATTCAAAACTGCATACGGAAAATTGCTGAAAAAGAATGATGATGGATGGGTAAACAAGACACTGTTACTAGAAAAAGTGAGAGAAGATACGAAAAAGGGACAAGCAACAGTATACAGACAATATAAGGAGATTTCAGATATGTTTGATGGCAAGAAAATCGGTGTCAGGGCATATGTGAAGATGAAAAAGGAGGAAAAGAAAAATGACTAAGAAAGATACATATGAACATCAGTTTTTGGTATTTAGTGTGAGTGATGGCCCAAAGGTGATTAATGAATCACTGAATACCTATGGTAAGGATGGTTGGTATTTGTCAACCATGATTACTGTTGGAGGCGGAGAACATTTAGTGGCATGGATTGTTAAACCTAATTTAATCCAAGCACCTAATCCAGCAGAAGCACAGGCTAAGAAACTGGCTAATCTTTGGACAGGGGAAAGTGGTGAAGAGTGACCGTTCTAGCCCTAGACATAGAAACTAAAAACTACTCACACGAAATAGGTGGGTGGGGAAACACACACATGTTTCAAGTTTCAACTGTCTGCACATGGGATGGAAAACAAGGAACAGTCTACATTGACGAACCCATTGGTTCTATTAGAAAGTCAAATGTAGCAGTCAAACCATTGTCTCAACTGAAGTTTGATTTAGACGAACACAGACAAAACGATGGTGTCCTATTAGGACACAATATTGTTTCTTTTGATTTAGCAGTTCTAAAGAATGCAATGGATATTTATTGCATCAAAGAGTATTTGGATAAGAAAGCCTATATTGATACTAGTAGAATACTGAATAAGGAATATGGCGAAAGATACAGTTTGTCTAATCTAGTTCAAAATACATTAGGAGCAGACAAGTTAATGGATAGTGCAGATGCACCTATGGTGTGGAAAGCAGGTAAATTCACAGAAGTCGCAGACTACTGTTTGAAAGATTGTGAATTGGTATATGACCTATGGATTCATGGTAAAGAAAATAGTATTGTAAAGGGATTTTCCATAGAAGAAGAACAAATGAAAGAATTGGAGGTGATGTGGTAATGAGTCCTTGGGAATGGGTGGGCTGGTTCATTTTCGTCATGATAATTTCTCTGTTATTCTTTGCTGCATTCGGGAACAGCAAATATTCCGAATCAAGCATTGAAGAATACATGGAGAATTTGATTGAAGAAGAGAGTGGTCGCACTGGCACTCGCTAAGATTTGCTTTCGTTGTTCTAGGGAAACAATCCCTAGAAGAATACAAGGCAAAGTAGTTGGGTCATCAGAAACTCTACACATATGGCAGTGTAGAGAATGTAAAGCGTTGTGGTCGGATAATGAGTAAAATCATTGTCTGACCCAACGCCGTTTTTTTATCGCAAAATTTTTTTGAGTGATTTATGTCATCTGTTGTTCACATAACAACGGAATTTATTTTTACCTCCTAGTGTAGATTCTGCACTATGTTGACAGGGAGGTTTCCATAAATGGATATGTCTGCGTTTCTTCCTGTTGCTATAATAGCAGGATTTGTTTTTATTATTGGACTCTACATCTTCATTAAAGAAATCAGATATATAGAAGGGCTTTTTGTGTGGGATATAGATGACTGATGATATTGGTGGTCTTGAATTCTCACCATTTTGGGAATGGGTTGCAAGAAAAATAGGGTTGTTGTTCTAACACATGAAAATTATATGGGATATTATATATGGGATATGGTGTTTAAGTAGGTTTAGACCATGAAGAGTGAATTCGACTTAGGTGTATGTTTCTCTTGTGAGTGGATTAGACCAATTGTATTTTCAAGACAAGGTTGTTTTTGCATTTATTGTGGGGCGTATATATGAAACAGTGGCTAATTAGAAAGTTAATTGCATTCATGGGTAATACCTATGTTTGGTTGGACAAGAAATTAGTTCATCCTGATGGGCCAGTTCTAGGATTAGAAATAGATGATGACTTTGCAAGTATGAGTAGATATGAGTTGTGTTGTCATATTGAAGATAAGTTTGGATTGGAAAGAAATTCTTTTTGGGAATTGGAGTCAACTCAGAAGATTAGGTTCTGTTGTCAAACTGCTAGGAACATATTAACTCCTAAGAAGACAAAAAAGAAGAAGGCTTAGTTTTCATCTAGTGTTCTACCTAATGGTGATTGTGGGTCTACAAACATTATTCCTCTTGGGTGGTCTTGAAACCAATCGGGTTGGAATGGTTGATATCGTGCATAAGAATTAGGTGGAGTATCACCATATATCTGTTGTATTGCTTCAGGCCAATCAAGTAATGCTTGTCTATATTCAGCCAATTCTTCTTGTTGTTCGCTTGTTAATGCATTCCAAAGCATAGGCTTAGATTGATAATAATCTACATATATCTCTAACATTGAGTTTCTTGTTGCTCTAACCTTTGCCATTGCCTCTTCCATGCTAATCGTTATTTCTTCTCCATGTTCTCCTATTGCCATTTAATCACCTCATGATACCGTAAATGTCGCTGTCATTCTCGCAGGGCCGATTTGTGTTTCTGTCCATCCACTCAATCCAGTTGTTCTCAAGTTGAATGCATCACCTGCTGCATACGATAAACCATTGCCGCTTAGTGATGAGAATGACTTTTTGAATGCATTTCCACCACTTCCATCACCGCTAGTGAAAGAGACAGTTGTTGTTGTGGAAGCATTGTTTTTATACACAGTTATGGTTTGTTGTTCATTGCTAGTCTCACTACCCTTGTTACCAAAGTGGAAATCTAGTCTTGTTAATGTGCAAGCAACAGGTAATATCATACCAAAGTCGCTACCACTTGATGACTTGAGAGTGTTTTGCGCTCCATTACCATATGAGAATTGATATCCATTTGTATTACCTGCACTAGCAGTTGAAGTGATGTAGTCATCGGACTCCTCACCAAAGATTAGGATATGGTTACTTGCGTCTTCCCAAGCAACACCGCTTCCTGTTGAAGTGAGAACTTGACCATCAGAACCTTGAGAACCACCAATAGTTAGATTGTCCATTTCGACAGTCCCATCGAAGAAAGCATTCTTGAATTGCTTGTTCGCATCACCCAAATCAATATCGTCATCAGTCATTGGTTTTATCCAACCATCTCCGAAAACAACTTGTGCTGTTCCATTAGATGTGAATCCTAATTGTCCACTTGCAGGTCGGTAAATGCCTGTGTCTGTATCATCAATAAATCTAAGAGTTGGCGCACCTGCTCCACCATCTGATATTCCTAACTTGTTATTTCCACTAACATTAACTGTTGCTGCTGCATCAACTGTGCCTGTTAGAGTTGGACTTGTCAGAGATTTATTAGTCAAAGTTTGAGTTCCGGTTAATGTAACATCACCTGTTCCAGCAGTGGCAAAAGACAATGCTCCGCTACCATCTGTTTGTAGAACTTGATTGGCACTACCATCAGATGTTGGGAATGTATATGCGTCATTGAATGTGATTGCTCCACCCGATGCAATTTTCAGTCTTTCTGCAACACTGGTAGAGCCAGTTGCTTGAGTGTTGAGTGTGATTGCTGCTGCATCATTAGCACCATCCCTGTGAAACAGCATACCTGCAACGCTGTCTGCATTGTTGATAGCGACTATTTGTGAGAAGACGGCATCTGATGTCTTGTATCCTTCTATTACTACGGAAGCCCTACCATCAGATGTGGAGTCAACCTTGATTACTTGGTCTCCACCACCTGCAACATGCAATTTTTCACCGGGACTTGTAGTGCCTATTCCGACACTGACATTCTCCCAAGCCCAAACGCCATCACTTGTGAAACTCCCTCTCTTAGTTCCATCACTCGCATCTTGTAGGTAGTAGTTCCCTCTTGAAAGGAGGATGTCACCATTCTGCACATAGGCATCCCCAACAACATGAAGTGGTCTAGCGGGACTTGAAGTGCCTATTCCTACATCGCCACCCGCTTCAATAGTCATCCTAACAGAACCATTGGTTTTCAAACCTAAATTGTGATTACTGCTAGTTCCAATAATACCGTTGGATGCCTGTGCTTGTAGATTAACCGTAGCACCGCTAGTTCTAGCAATATCAATATCAGCATTTCCTCCACCAATACCTATGATGGATAATTCCTTATCAGGTGAAGAATCGTTAATTCCAACATTACCAGCAGGTGATATTCTCATCCTCTCAGTGGCATTTGCATAACCCGCAGTTGTGCCTGTCTTGAATATCATTCCGGCTTCAACGCCATCTGAACCAACCGAGTTGGAGAAAATCAAAGCATTGTTGTCAGTATCCCCACCTGAGTGACTACCAATCGCTGAGTGTTGAGTTCCACCATCCTGCTCAAAGACGATGTAAGGTTGGTCGTCTTCTCCGCTATTGTCAGTATCAGCCTCGATGATTAGAACACCATCACCTGCTCCTCCTGATATGTGCAGGTTGGCTTGTGGACTCGTAGTGCCTATCCCGAACTTCCCTGCCGACTCATCGAAATAGAATCCTGTTGTGGTGTTTGTCCCGTATAGGTGGAAATCCCTTGCTCTTGTGTTGAGATTGTTTATGCTATTGAATGCGCCAAGTAGCATCCATGAAGATTCAGTATTTGTTATATCCATATCTCCAAGAGCAAGATACGCTCCACCTGAGTATGCCGCAAGAGTAGAGGCGTAGTTGTCAGTCGTGTCCTGAACTCTTATTTTTGGGTCAGAAGCGTCAGAGACATGAAGTTTAGTTGCGGGGGCATCAGTTCCCACTCCTAATGTAGTGGCTGAAAATTCAACTGGGGCATTTACTGAACCATCTGCGGCTATCGTTAAAGCATGAGTCTTTGAACCCTGTCCGTTGTAGAGTTTAGTGACACCCCAAGCATCATGTTCAATGAAGAACTCACTATCTGTTCCCTTTAGGCTTTTCAGACGAAGAGATGCAATTGATGCGTTATCTGTATCATCAGTATTTGTAATTTTCAAAGATACGGCATCCCCTGCTTCTGCCTTACTCAGATGAAGCAGTTCGCTAGGGCTTGAAGTTCCCAATCCTAAGTTACCACTGCTGAGTAAGGTCATTGTTGTTGTTCCACCGGATTGAAACGCCATAGTATCATCAGCATGGAGAATCAAGTCGTCATCTGCGGCTAATGTAATATCAGTTCCATCAGCATTCCAACCAATATGGGAATTTGAGGCATCTGCGCTGAGATACAGATATCCTGCAACACCAGTCGTTCCTACTCTTGCATTACCATTAACATCCAGCAGATGACTTGGACTTGTAGTGCCTATTCCGAGATTACCCGCAGATGTCAATGACATTCTTACTGCGCTGTTCCCATACCAACGAAGGTCATCAGAACCATTGGCAGAATACATGACCCACGGGCCACTTGAATCAGATGCCAACTCTATCGCCGCTTCGTTATCTGTGGATTCGACCTTTATTTTCTGCGCCCCTGCACCACTCACATGAAGTGCGTGTGATGGACTCGTAGTGCCTATTCCGACTCGGTCTGCTGATGAATCAACAAACAGCGTATCTGTGTCCCAAGCCAAATCTCCTGTTCCACCTGTAAGTGCAGTAAGAGTTCCAAGAGCAGTAATAGCGGCTTGATGTTGAGTGACATTGCTTTCTGCTATTCTAGCGTCAGCAAATGTGCCTGAAGTAACCTTACTCGCAGCAATATTAGGAATGTGTGATGCCGATAAGTTAGCAGTAATATTTCCCGCCGCAGATAATGCTACACCACTTGAAGCAGAAACAGCAACTGTTCCACCTGCGTTTGGTAGAGATATGGTTCTATCAGCAGTAGGGTCTACAATAGTTAGAGTGGTCTCATGTGCATCGGCTGTTGCTCCCTCAAACACAATAGCATTGGCTGCTTCCATTGTAACAGTATCCACTACTGTCTGTGTTCCACTCACAGTTAAATTAGGAACAAGTAGAGTTCCAGTAGAAGGATTGTATCGTAATGCTCCTGTGTCATCTAACAATGCATTTGACTCATCATGGAATACAACAGGGAAGTTTGTATTTGCTGTGCTGTCAGATACTGTCACATTGGATGCAGTTCCAGTCAAGTCACCAACAAAGGTAGATGCTGTGACATTTCCGTTTTTATGAACCTGAAGAAGTGCGCTTGATACATACTCCGATGCCCCACCACTAGCATCGTATCCAATCATATACTCATCGAAAGCACCTCCATACCTCAGTCCTGCAAACCATTCTTCTCCTGAAGCATC